CACTGACCAATACCGTATATTAAATGCCGAAACTTTTGTAGACAGTTTTGTGGGTATTGGTACGACTGGAAAAAATAACTATTATACGTTTTTAGGACATCCAAAACCAGGTAATATATCTGATGATATTGGTTATGGTGATATTAGATGGACAACTGAACCGCCTAACCCGATAGATAATTTTAATCAAGAAAACAGATATCACGATAGTATGTTATTTTTGAAAAAAATTACTTCAAGTGATGTTAGAAGAGTTATACCTAGAATTAATTGGCAGAGTGGAACAATATATGAGATGTATAAAAACAATTACAGTTCTACGAACAGAACATCTCAAACTGCTACTTCTGGTCTATATGGTTCTAATTATTACATATTAACTTCCGAATTTAAAGTATATCTTTGCATTAACAATGGTTCAGATCCAGAAAACCCAAAAGGAAAGACATCTAAATTTGAACCAACACACACTTCAACAACAGTTCCAGCAGCAGACAATACTGCAACTGGTGATGGATATCAGTGGAAGTATCTTTACACAATAGCACCTGCAGACATAGTTAAATTTGTAACAACCTCATACATTCCTCTACCCGAAAAATGGGGAGATGTTTCTACTAAGACTATAAAAGATGCAGCAGTAGATGGCAAATTAGAAACAATAGTAATTAAGAGAAGAGGAACTGCTACTGTTGATGGTGTTGATGGTGATATTTCAGGTATTCCTATAATTGGAGATGGAACTGGGGGAACAGCCACAGCAACAGTCACTAATGGAGTTGTTTCTGAGATTAAATTATCAAATACAAATTCATCTGGATACACTTATGCCTATGTTAGATTTGTAAATGGAACTTGGGGTGGTAAAAAATTAGTGACAGGAACTTTAACAGATGAACCACAGTTTGAAGTAGTGATACCACCAAAAGGAGGTCATGGTGCAGATATATATCGTGAATTGGGTGCATTTAGAGTAATGGTATACTCTAAATTCGATAATAACGTTAATGATAAAACAGATTATATTGTTGGAAATGACTTCTCTCGTGTTGGAATAGTTAAAGATCCAAAAGATTTGAGTGGAACTTCTGTTCTAAATAAAAGGACTGCAACATCTTTAGGTGCATTAAAATTAAAAGTTCCAGCTGGATCAAGCACTCAATTATCAAATGTGGTTTATAAGGCAAATACCAGAATAGCACAATACAATTCAAGTGATTCTAGCTTAGGTATTGGAACTGCTGTTGGATATGTTGCTTCTTGGGACTCAACCACTGGAGTTCTAAGATATTATCAACCAGTTGGTTTTTCAACTTTTTCTGTGTATGGTTATGAACTTAAAAATTTTGTAGGAGTCCAAACAAATACACCTATCACAGGTGCTACACATATAGTTCCTGGTCAAAGTGTAGATAATTTAGTTGTTGATAGTGGATTTAATGGTGAATCAGTTAGTGTTGGTCAGAGAGACGTAGCTCTAGGTCAAAATTTCACTAATGGAGTTTCTGATCCAGAAATTAAAAAATACTCTGGTGAGATAATATATATTGATAACAGAGCACCAGTAACAAGGACAGCTTCACAAAAGGAAGAGGTAAAAATCGTAATCGAGTTCTAAGATGCCACAAAATACTAATTTAAACGTTTCTCCATATTTTGATGATTTTAATGAAAATAAAAATTATCATAAGGTATTGTTTAAACCTGGATTTCCAGTTCAAGCAAGAGAATTAACAACACTTCAATCAATATTACAAAATCAAGTTGAAAAGTTTGGAAGACACTTTTTCAAAGAAGGTTCAATGGTCATACCTGGCGGAACTTTCTATGATCCTAGTTATTTTTCAGTAAAAATTGATCCAAACTTTTTAAATATACCAGTCAATAGTTATACAAAATTTTTAGCAGATAATAAAATAAAGATAAAAGGAGAAACATCTGGAGTTGAGGCAACAGTAGTTAATCGATTAACTGCACCCGAATCCATTGATGGATTTGATACTTTATATGTAAAATATTCAAAGTCTGGATCAGATGGAATTACAAAGACATTTCAAGATGGTGAAAATTTAATAACTCTTTCTGGAATTACTTTTTTAAACACAAGTATTGCAGCAAATAGCCAATTTGCAAGATGTATAGTTTCAAATGCGACTTCAACTGGGTCAGCATTTTCTGTAAATGAAGGTGTGTATTTTGTTCGTGGATTTTTTGTAAAAACAATTGCGTCAACAGTTATTTTAGATCAATACAATAATTCTCCAAGTTATAGAGTTGGTTTTTTAATAAAAGAAGAAAGAACAGTTGCATCTTCAACTAATTCAGATTTATATGATAACGCTCTAGGTTTTTCAAATGAAGCTGCACCAGGTGCAGATAGATTAAAAATTTCTTTATCCGTTCATAAAAAATCTTTAACTGATATTAATGATAAAGATTTTGTCGAATTGATGAGAGTTGAAAATGGTTCAGTCAAAGAGATGGTTAATACGACTGAATATAATATTTTTGCAAGAGAATTAGCAAGACGAACATATGATGAATCAGGAGATTATTATATAAAACCTTTTTCTGTAGATGTTAAAGAGTCTTTAAATGATAGAATCGGAAACAGAGGAATATATTTTGATACTCAACAAACTCAAAACGGAAATACACCTTCAGATAATATTGTTAGCCTTCAGATTTCTTCAGGAAAGGCGTATGTAAGGGGTTATGAGATCGATAAAGTTGGATCAACGTCTATTGATGTCCTAAAACCAAGAACGACCAAATTAGAGGAAAATATAAGCGTTCCAGTGAGAATTGGTAAATCAATGGAGATAACAAATGTTCTTGGTTCTCCACCCATTGGTTTTACTGCAACACCACTAAAATTATTAGATAGAAGATTAGATGCAAATAAGAGTGCTGATGATGGTGCAACAATCATAGGTAACGCAAGATCATATGATTATTCACAAAAAAGTTTAACAGGAATAGCTGTCACAACTTTTGATTTGAAGTTCTATGATATGCAATTATATACAGTTGTAGGTGTTGCAACTGTATTATCACACGGAGCAGATGCTTATGTAAAGGGAAAATATAGTGGAGCAGTTGGATATGCTGCTTTAGGAGCAAAAACAAATGTAAGTACAATAACTGTTCGTGATGTTATCGGAGAGTTTCAAATTAATGAACCTTTAATAGTAAATGGCATCGAAATCGGTAATAATATTACAAGTGTTGTAGATAATAGTTTTGAGGATATTAAATCAGTTCATAGTGATGTGGGTGTAATTAATGGTGTTGGAAGTGGAACTACAACTTTTGCTGCAAACTTATCATTAGATCGTACAAAAAGAGTATTCAACGAAGGTGTAGAGTTTAGTATTACTGGTGGAAATACATTAACTTGTGGAGCAATTGCAGATTTTAGAAGTCAATTAAAAGTTAATGATATAATATCAATTCCATTACCTGAAAATGCTGACCCCACATTTAATAGAGTTACATCAGTTACTCAAAATACTGTAGGTCTTGCAGCAGTTGCAGATGTAACTGGAATATGTACTGGAGCAGTAACCAATGGTTCACCCACAGGTGTTACTGTAGTAATTCCAACTTTAAAAGAATCTGATGATCCTGGTTTTAGAGTCAAGTTGGCAGATGATTTTGTTGCATCAATGAATGTATTGGATAGTTCATACATTATCAGGAAACAAATCACAAAAACAGGATATAGTGGTAGTCAAGTAACATTTAATATATCCGATGTAACAGGTTTAAGCACTGATGACTTATTCTTTGAACCATTTACAACATCAAACTATACTTTAGAAATTGATACAACATCAGATCTTGGATTTGTCGAAAAACTTCTTGAGCCAATGGTAGAAGTTGCAACAAATGGTAAATCTGTAGTAATTAAAGGTCTATCAAAAGCAAGTGGTGACGCAGTATTAACAGTTGCCATAAGAAGAAGTAAATTGGCATCTAAAGAAAAATCAATCGTAAGATGCAGTGATTTGATTGTGTCTAAGTCAGAGTCCACCTCATCTGGTATTGGAACTACTTCTCTTGATGATGGTTTAACATATAGTCAATATTATGGAACAAGAGTTCAAGATGAAGAAATATCACTGAATGTTCCAGAAGTATCTCGTGTATTAGCAATTTTTGAATCAAATGATACAAATAATCCAGATTTACCAACTCTAATTGCAACTGATGCAACAGCAACATTTACTGGAAATGTTACAGTTGGAGAACAATTTATTGGTGGTACATCAGGTGCTGTAGCTCGTGTTGTATCTGTTGTATCTGGAACTTCAATTTCATTTGTTTATGAGAATCAAAATACTTTTGAAATAGGTGAAAATATATCACTCAAGACATCTGGAATATTTGCAACACTGACTAGTGTTCTACCTGGTGATCGAAATTTACTTAATAATTACATACTAGATAATGGTCAAAGGTTAGAATTTGCAGACTTTTCTAGAATTGTAAGAAAATCAGATGCGGAAAAACCAACTCGTAAATTAAGAATTATTTTTGATTATCTACTCAACAATGAAAACACAGGAACTATTGAAACAGTCAATAGTTATAATACATTATCTTATAGTAAAGATATACCATTTGTTTTTGATAGGTTTGCTTCCGACTTCATTGATTTTAGACCTAGAGTTGCACCATTTACTGCAAATAATAAATCACCGTTTGCTTTTGGGTCAAGATCTTTTGCTTCAACACAGTCTGAAGTTGTAGTATCAAATAAAAGTGTTGTAGTAGATTATTCTTACTATCAAGGTAGAGCTGATAGGTTATACTTAACAAAAGATGGTTTCTTTAGTGTAAAAGAGGGAACTCCATCAAGACTTCCTAAGTTACCCCTACCAAATGAAGAGGCTTTTGAAGTTGCTTCAATCATATATCCACCTTATGTTCGTAATGCAATTAAAGAGGTCAAGGTAAAGAGAATTAAACATAAGAGATATACGATGAAAGATATTGGTAGTCTTGAGCATAGAATTAAAAATTTAGAAAATTATACAACACTATCATTATTAGAAACTGATACTAAAAATTTGTCAATTAAAGATCCAAGCACTGGATTGGATAAATTTAAATCTGGTTTCTTTGTTGATAATTTCACAAGTCATGCATCACATAATCTAACAGGAGAATCTAAATTTGATATTGATCTTGTGAGAGGTGAATGTAGGCCTTTGTCAACAGAAAGAAATGTTCCTTTAATTCATGAAACAGTTAGCACCCTTGCAGACCCAGTAAATGCTGATTATAATTGGGTTGAAGATTTTGCTGATGCAAACATAACAAGAAATGGGCCTGCATTATTGCTTAACTACACGGAAACAGAGTTTTTAACACAACCATTTGCGACAAGAACAGAAAATCTTAACCCTTTCCATATAGCATTATTTGCTGGAACAATAGAATTAAATCCAGAATCAGATTTTTGGGTTGAAGAAGTTCCTATTGGAAACACAGAGGTCTTTAATATTGATGGTGTATATGATTCATTTGCAGATCTATTAGAAGTTCCAAACAGTAATGAAAATGGTGGAATGGCATCTAGTTTCTGGAATTCTCATGAAATTACTTGGAATGGAATGGACAGTGCAACATTCCTTGGTGAAACCACTGAATCTGAAGTCTTAGCAACACATACTGAACACCAACAACAAGCACAAGGTCATGGAACTGCAGAATTTCTAGTAACAACACAAACAATTCAAAATACAGTTACACAAACTTTTGAGCAAACTGGAATTGAAAAAGAATTTGGACTTCAATTAACACCAACAACTCAAACAATTGATTTGGGTAATAAAGTAGTTGGAGTTGATGTTTTATACAATGTTAGATCTCGAAATATTGAAGTTGTAGGAAAGAGATTAAAACCAAATTCAAGATATTATGTATTCATGGAGAATCAGGACTTGACAGAGTAT